CACTTAACAAATTCAAATGTAAGTTCAGATGAACTACCCATACCTACTTGAATAGGTTTTGAGCCTTTGTATTCCATTACTGGTAACTTACCCGCGTTAGCATCTTTCTCATGCCAAAATGTTCCTAGTATCTTATTGAAAGCACTAGATTCAGCAAAAGTAAATCTTTGCCATAACATTGCATGACCACCATCAGGCATTACCCAACATGAAAATGCTCTTTTCCAATCATCAGCAGGTTTAGGGTCTACAACACCAAACTTTGCATCCCATTTATATTCAAAGCCATCACCTTTTGTATATCTACCCCAACCTGATTTGAATGTATCAATATCAAGTTGTAAGTATTTAAACTCTATTGGTGTCTCTCCATTTGCAAAAAACTGTTGACCTATTGTTTTAAAGCCAAAGTAAATTTGCGGTTTTTCTTCAGAATTTGTCATTCCGCCTAATATATCCATAAATACTCCTATATGGTTAATGTATTGTTTTATCAATACTGTTTATATAATCTGTTTCAAGTTGGCTATAACACCTCTCCTTAAAACTCTCATAATCCTCGTCATTAATAATGCCAAGGAATTCACATGCAACTAATATCTTGTCATAAGACATTCTGCAATATTGTTCAAAATCTTCTTCTAGTAAATAACTATGTAAGTCCATTAGCCTTTTGTACGACTTCATCTAACCTCTCACAAACTTCTGATAGTGGACACATATAGTATTGTTCCCAATTCTTTTTATACCCACTCTCCATCAAATATAGAGGTATAACGCACATAATCTTACGCCTATCATATTTATAAATTAATACTGGTATTAGGTCATCGTTAGCACTCTCAACCGCTTGATTCCACCAGTCATTCTTAAATACATCACTTCTACCAGTGCCTTTGTATCGTTTACATTCTATTGCCAAGTTACCCCAATAAATATCAGCCATACCTTTGGTCTGATATTGGTCTAGGTTTCTTTTAACAGTCTTAGTGCTACCTTTAGATGCAAGATAAGTATTAATCTTTTTGCAAATCACTCTTTCAAATGCAGCACCTTTTGTTCTACTGTTAATTGGCATCTATAAAAATCTCCTTCTTACCAGTAGCATGATAAGTAATAGTTAATGTATCTCCATTTTTAACTTCTGTATAACCAGCACCATTATTAACGTGGATATACCATTCATCTTTCTGCTTATTCAGCTTTAATCTTTGCGTTTCAACTATATCGCTATACTGAGTCATTGTTCTTCTCAGCTTCATAGGTCACCATGCCAAGTTTGATTAGCATCTGACTAGCTTGTTCTATTGTTAAGTTGTTTTGTATTGCAAAGATTTTTATGTCTTTGTGTAGCTCTTCAGGAATCCAAAGTGCTTTTTTTATTACTTCATCCATTGTTTTGACTCTCCATATTTATATTAAAATTAATTTGATAATAAAGCAAAGACTTTATTACATCTTTCTTCAAAAACCTTATACTGTTGTTAAGGGCATTTGATAAACTCTCCATACTTCTAAATACTCTCATTATCTATTTGCCCTTTTTACAACACCAAATCAACAACATTAGGACTATTATAAATACTTAAAGTCTTACCCTTCTTGTATTCTTTATAGTCCTCTAAGTATGCTTCCATAATTGACCAACCAAAGTCCATTTGCTCTTTAGTCATTCTAAATACTTTAGATGCATAAGGATAAGTCTTCTCTTGGGCAACAAACATAAAGTCAGTAACCTTATATCCAGCAGCTTCCATGCCACGCCTATAATAAGATGCTTGTAAATCATATCTAAACTTCTTGACTGACTTAGCAAAGGTGTAAGGCTCAACTGATTGAGTGGTCTTGTAGTCCACTATAACTATCTCATCTTTTGAATCAGTATTATCTAAAGGTGGACATATCAAGTCAGGTCTACACTTACACAAGACATCATCCTCATACCAGTAGAAGCTAGACTCAGCCACTTTACCTTTAGCATCAAGATAAGCATTACCTTCATAAATCATGTTATCTTTCATGCCTTGTATTAACTCTACGTCTGTTTCTTTAAGTACAATCAAACCTCTCTTCTCATACTCTTCTTTGAGTTCTTTGTTAGCCTTAGTGTAAGGACTACCAGTAATGACAACCACTTCTTTATCAAATGCTTCCTGACCTTCTACTAGCAATGAATGTGCTGCAGTTCCAAACCTCATGGCTGGTGTTGTTTCTTGTTGATGCTCTATTGCATGTAACTGTGATTCACCAAACCTTCTAATGAAACTACTACTAACACCAACACCTGCATGATAATCCTTGTTAGGTATATCTTTAAACACCCACGCTTTGCCACGTTGCTGAGACTGGTATTCTTTTAGCTCTTCTATCACTTAACCACCCCCATTAAATATGCTATCTCAGTCAAAGACTCTCTGACCTTATGCTCATCGTTACCAACTTGCACTTTAGTCTCACCAGTTATGAAGTCTTTGTAATAACCTCTGACCTCTCTCTTGGGTAGGCGGATTTCTCCGCCACCTAATATATTAAATACTACTTCCATTTATCTCTCCTTTTATCTGACTCAATCGCCATTAGTATTACCAAGCAAGATATATATCCCACTATTAACATGATTACATATTCCATTACTTCAATCTCCTCAGCCTAGCCTTCTCGTTATTGTGTTGCCTAGTCTCTTCATTCAAAGGTGCATGTAACGCATCTAAGAAGTCTAAGGCTATCTTCCTTTGCTCTTTGGTTAGCTGAACCAGTATTTTGTAATCTGACCTTCTATACATAGGGTACTGATAAAAACACTTATCCCTGTTTTTGTATTCCCAAAGAACTGGTTTGTCTATGCCTTCTATATGGTCTTCCCAAATATAAAAAGCATCATCAAATCTTTCTGCAAATCTTTCCATTACTTCCCCCTCTTTTTAGTTAGTTTTACTTCGTGACCTTGTTTGATTAACCTAGCTCTTTTTCTAGCCATGTAGAATAAGTCGCTAGTCTTAATGGCAACTACCCAGCCTAAGCTAGGTAGTTTTACTTCTAAAGTGTATCTAGTCATTATGCACACACCTTTTCTGAATCTTCACTTGCATATAAATCTTCTAGCTCTTTATACATATCCTTAGTTATATTTTCTAAGGCTGTATTGCTTAAAGTTACACATGGATTTTCTGTGCCATAATCATTACTATCTATATAAAAGATGTTTAGCTTTTGATTTAAGTTGCAATATGTAGCCCATTTGTTGCCTACATAATCAGCCATATAATCAACATTAGTTTTTTTATTTATTGCATATAAGCTACCTGAAGTCCATAGACCTTTTGTTTCCCATTTTTTATTTCTACAAATTCTTGAAAAGAAATTTATTAAATATCTTATTTCAGTTTTATTCAAAGGCTTTTCATTTTCGTTATGTAAATTAATAACTATTTCGCCAAGACATAATTTTTCGTATTTTCTTCTTATATCAAAATATTTATCCATTTTATTCATGTTATTTAACTCCTTACTTTTATTTAACATACTACCTATTATGCATACATAAATACAAATGTATATATAAATATAGAAAATAATTAATTTATTTTAAAGGGTTCAATACTGGCACTTGGCTAAGTGTATCTAAGGTTTCTTGTAAGGATTCTATTTCTAGGTTTGGGGTGATTATCTTTTTATCAAAGGTAAAGTAGGTTTGCGAAGTAGTATTTGGCTTGAAGAGAATTCGCTTATGTTCTTGGCTAAAGAAAACAAAAGCAAGAATATCACAATGATAGTTCTTATAAGTCTCTGACATTGACCTTGATGTTTCAGATGCAAAAGTATATTTACCTTCTTTGGATTCTCTTCTGCTTTTGACTTGGACTGTATATTTTGCATTGGCAAATTCTACCATTAAATCTGCGGGATGTTTTTCTTGAGTTGAATAGCAAAAGTCAGCGTATTCCAATAAGAATGTTTGTACTAAGGATTCTCCTAAAGCACCAAGTCGAGAATTACTTTGGTGGTCTTCCGATGTCTTTTTTGGCATCTTTAGTACACAATGCTAGTTGTCGTGAATTGTAATTTGCCCTGTTTGGAGTTTGTATAGCATATTTGCTATCTAATAATTCTTCTGATGCTTCTAACCACATCCCCATTTCCATTAAGGCTCTTGTTCTTCTAAAACCCATAAACCCTTTAATACCCATTTGAAACGACATATCAACACAACAAAGCTGTGCTTTTTCAGGAAAGCTACGCCAAACAGTCCAGTATTCATCAAGCTGACTCATAACTCTTTTGATGTCGTTATCAAGCAGATACATAGCTTCATCTTCTGTAACACCTCTATCTTGCAAGTTTCTA